GTTCTACATTTAGATTTAAAGATGGCTTTGATTCGTACCTTGCGGTATGATACTTGCTGTATCTTGAAAGCAAAGCCATACGGTCTTTGCGTTCAGCCATTATGCTTCGGCAGCCTCTTCTTGTGCCTCTTTAATCTTTTCTGTAAGTTTATCTTCAACAAACTTATATACACGCTCAAAAGCCTGATCTGGGGTTTCTCCATTACGTCTTGCATCTACAACTCCAAGATCAAGTCTTAGTGATTGAAAGTTGCCAAGATTAAGTGTGTAACCCAGTGTAACGGATACCTTTGTCTCTTCGTTTTGCATTTTATACCCTTCGTTAAATAGACTCGTTCCAGATTGGAACAAATCTCCCATCTTCTGTTTTCCTATATGTAAGTATACCATCGCCCATTCTGCGTGTCAACTCTTGTTTGCTGGGCGTAATATCATTTGTAATTAACTTATCTTTTCTTGGTCTGCCAATATGGTGTGAAGCAAGTATATCACGAATCTCCCTTACTTGTGATTCTGAGTAATATGATCTTACCTGAAATCCTCTTGCACCACCCTTTTGCGATCCCGTCGGAAATGGAATTACTCCTCGCTTCATTAATGACGGCATATATTTTTTATGACGATTAACTAAATCAGCAGTCTGTCCTACAGTGTATGCCCGTTCTCTTTTATTTTTAAAATCACTAATTAAACAACTTTCAATTTGATCTTTATTTATATTATAAACAGACATAATTCCATTAGAATGATTGTAGTGGTGAACCCTAACTAGATCTCCATTAAGAAACCAAACCTTTTTATTACCTGGTATTACAGGTGACTCATTGTAATTTTCGCTCTCAATTGTTCCCTTTTTAGTAGCCATCGGCCCTCCTGAGAATTATTAGGCGGATGAAAAAATTTTCTTGACCCGCAAAGAATACAGTATAACTCTAAATTGTTTATCTCTGTATACTGTCTATCTATAAACATTCTTCCATTACATTTTTCACATGAAATCATTAATTTGGTATTCCAATAATGACTAGGTTAATTCCAATACTAGTATCTCCTGCAGCATTAAATTTAACAGTGCCTTCAACCTTTGAAGTTGAAACACTTTTTAGTGTAACTGTTACATCTTTACCAGCATCTGTATTTCCAACGTTTACTGGTGTTGCTGTAACTACTGGAGCAAACTTAAACTCAGTTTGAAAGTCATATGAGAATGGCTGTGATGATCCAGCAGTCTGTGTGGTGCTAGTAGTTACCTGAACATATCCACCAATAATTCTTGCTTCAGAAGCCTTCACGCTTTGCTTACCAGCATTTGGCGTATCAACTGTTACATACTTGTAGTTTGAAGGTGATACCTGTGTAGAAAGATCATTGATAGCCTTAACAATCTGATAAATATATGTAACGTCTAGTGGTTGTCCACGCTCTGGAACAGGTAAAATTGCCATAGTATAATTATACCAGACTCACGATTCCAGAATCGTATACCTCTAATGCGTCTTCTAGCCTTGGATTTATTGATGAAACCTGAACAACTGCTCTTATAGACTGATTTCCATTTTTTAAAAAAGAATAATTTTTTGATGCAGTAGAACCTACATAAGATGGCGTTGCTCCACCAAAACCTACAAAAATATCATAAAGTATTTGTATTGATGAGTCACCAGCAACCCAGTTTATTAACACAGTATTTCCAACAAAATTCATGTCACCATCACCAAATACTACAACGTCTGATCCAGTGATAAATATTTTTGAGTATGCAGACTTTCTGTTTTTGTCTTCTGCAACAATTCTAAACCTTACTACTCTAGAGTTAGAGGATGTAACTTTTCCAAGTGATTCTTTTTTAACAACAACGTTCTTAATTCCTTTATCTGCCATTACCCGACATCCAACGCAAATCTAAATTCAATATAGTTTGTTGTATTTGCTGACTTTACAATTGGCTTTGAGCCTATACTTTTAATTACAGAGTAGCCAGTAAGACCATACAAAGAGTTTGTAGAGGTTGTGTTTTCTAGCCTTAAACCATCTAAGCAAACATAAAACAGGTCAGAAGGAGATCCTGCTTCAGTAACACATGCGTAAATCCTTGTCAAAGAAACTTCTCTCCAATCAAAGTTATCTGTTTTGTTTAAATCTTTAAGTGATTTTGTAGAAACTAGATATCTGTTTGTGGCCAGATTTCTTTTGTCTGTAGCAGTTCCAGCAATATATGACTGATCATCAATGTTTACCTCAAACCTTGCATACTCTTGGCTTGCGTTTGGACCTGAGTGAGCAAACTCTAATAATATCTTAACATTATCTGGGACAGTATTTGAGTTAGCAACCTTGTTTACAACAGAAAATGCAAACCTTAGTTCATCTAAAGGACTGTTTTTTGTAAAATCTACAGATGTTTCATTTAGCCTAATATATTTAGAGTCTGCTCCAACCTGTATCTTTCCAAGAGAATTGGTTGTTAGAGTAGAACTATTTCCTACAATGGCAATTATATTATTTAAAAATCTGCATCTTTCATTTCTTGCAAGTCTGTCTGTCTGTGTAAATATTCTGTTGTCTGCATTTGTTTGAAAAACAGTAGCAGTTTGATTTATTATTCCGTTATCAGACTCTCCATCTAAAGGTGTATAAACTGATTCTATTTGAACTGCAGCAGAACCAACTGGCTGATATAGCCAATTGTCTGTGTCTGCAAAAGAATAGATATTTCTACTATCATATGATCCAGCAACTGGGTTTGATGCTGCCGAGAATACTCCTACTTCTGTAATCTCATATCTTTCTTCTGTTGGCAATTCTGCGGTTAGAACTATTTTATCTATACCGTCTTCATTTACAAATCCTCTAGAAATAATAGGAACTCTAAACATCTCAAAATCTAGAGATTGTTTTAGGCTATAGTTACCGAAATTACCCCCGTCAGAAGACACTGGAGTGGGCCCACAGCCTACAGCAATGTGAGAGGCATATGATTGCGTCTGCCCCACAAGATACTTGGCTAAAAGATTTTTACCTATATTAGTTATCATTAATTACTCCCATATCATATACTATGTATTGTATCACTAAAAGTATCTCCACTAGTTAAAATTTGAACCTCTGCTTGCTCGCCCTCTTTAACATTAATTAGATTAATAATCAGGTCGCCGCTTATTGGATCTATGTAAACCGATTTACAATTTGGTGTTTTTTTCCATTTAGTCTTGTCTTTTTCATCTGGATTGCTTTCTGGGGGAGATATGTCGTAACCAGTTCCACAGACTGGTAGGTGGTCAAAGATAGACAAAGATAAAGACTTAAAGTAAGAGTCTGATTCTTGTAATCTTAAAACATTGTTAGGATTATACTGTAAATATAGGTCTGTTAAATTTTTAATTGGAGAGTATACTACCTTTTGCCCATTTACCAAGTCATGCCTAGATATAGTTGCAAGTTCATAGCCACCAATATCTTCAAAGATTAAGTCTGTCATTATGTCAATAGACATTACGTCTTCATTAAATAAAATTAAATCTGGAGTTGCTATCTTTACTGAATCATCAATTCCTTTTGGCAATGCTTTGGGCAGTGCTGCAACTGCATCTCCTGATGTTGGGCTTGTCATTAAACAACCTCACTTAAAAATAATGTCATATCTGGTCCACTAGAATCTCTTGAGAATTCAATGTTATAAACAACAAACCTGCTAGAAGAGTTTGCTGCCATATCAATAGCATTTTCTTTATAATCTAAACTAACTATGTCACCAAGTTGTATTGTTGGTATTGCAAATATTTTAACTCCAATAGACTTTCTAGGCTTTGATGTTTTTTCTATTATCCACTTCATTAGACTTGAGGCTTCATCCTGTGACTGTATATATGGGGTATCTAAAGAAAAATCTCTTTTACCATAAGTCATTCTACTAAGTTTGATGTCTTGATAGTCTTGTTTAAATTTAAATGGGTTTGAAATTAATTTATCTGCAATAAACTGTGGATTTGATGTAAGGCTATTCTTATTAAAATAATCATCAACTGTTATGTTGTTGTCAGATTCTTGAGTAAATGTAACACCCTGGATTCTTAGATAGTTTCCGCTTGTTTCGTCTAAACTTAATGCAGAGTCTGTTGCATTAAATATTAAAAACTCTGCGCCATATGATCCCGCTCTAAACCCAGAAACTACGTAGCCCTTCATCTTATTAAAAGTTGGTGATATTTTTGCTGTAAGTGCTGGATAGGCTTTATCATATTTAAAATTAAATACTGCTGCCTCTCTCATTATGCTTCCAAACTCTTCAAAATATATGTCATACTTTGGAGGCTCTGAGGATCCAATACCAGATAGATATGTGTTTTGTATCAAACCACTAATTGCATATTTTCTAAATGATTCGTTTGCATCAACCTCATTATCTCCAAATACAGAATTAACTGGAGCACCCAAAGAGAAGGAAGTATTTTGAGAGTAGTTGTTGCATAGTGCATAAACATTCTCAAACATCGCTCTTGAAGATCCTCTTGTAAATAGCGCTATGTCAGAGTATACTGGTAGAGGATCATTATCGTCTACTGTCTTTATTAATCTGCCGTTCATGTATAAGTAGAATCTTCTTGTCTTTCCTATGTCTTCGTACTCTACTGCTAAATCGTATACCGTCGGATTTTCTTCAGCAAACATTCTTGACTGACCAGTAAATCTTCCATCATCTACCGTAATCTGAGCAAGGCCATCCCATAGACCTACGGGAACTGCTTTCCCGTTATCAGACTTTACCTTATAAAAGAAAACATTGCTTACACTTTGTCTATCTGTTTCTGATAGATTTCCTAATCCAAGGGCTGCTATTTCAAAATAGTATCCAACATTTGTTGTAGGATTTAACATTACCGCAATTCCTGCAGAACCACCCGCAATGTTAATATTTTTATCTGGAGTAGAACCGTTAACAACATAGTATGTAGAAGAACCATTTGATGTTTGTCCACGGTCTTGATTGCTCTCAATCTTTCCAACTATTCTCATTCTAGTTCCAAAGTGCTTATACTTTTTACCCTGTAATGTTTTGTGAACATATGAAATAAAATTTCTTGGCTTTTCTTTTGTAGTAAAGTTTGGACCTGTCAAAGACAATGCTGATGACTGAATAGATCCAGGAAGTTGCTTGGTGTTAGTTGTTATTTCACCAACCATAGAAGTTGACATAAAGTTTTTAATAATTCCACTTCTAGAAGATGTTCTTGCAAGTGCATCAGAAGATACGTTGGCATCAGTTAATTTACCAGAGGATCCAACAGTTGTTGCTAAGGGCAACTCTGACTTTTCAAAAAGATATTCTGAAGCCATGTAGCAGCCCTTAATATTATCGTCAGACTTCCAGTAATCAGATATGCCTGCGCTGTGTGCTACTACAGTTGTTCCAAATTGTCCACGACCATGCTTTTGAACTTCTCCATTTTGAAGTTTAACAACTCCAGATTGCTCAAAGTACTTTGGCTCTGAGTAAATTCTTACAAGACCTGTTGGATATATCTTTCCATTAAACGGTAACTTAGAAAAATAGTTTTGATAGTCTTCGATAGAGGTTATCCAAACATTTCCAAACCCAGTAACATTATACTGAACGGCATCATATTTTATAATTTCACCTTGTGAATAAAAATATCCGTTGTATCTTGTAATCCAGTATGCAGCCTCACCAAGACTAAATGTGTTATTTATAACAATGTTATTTTTAACAACTGGAACTTCTGCTGAAAGATTAGAATTTAATGGTATTGCAGAAAGAACATATGAGGACTGAGTGCCAACCTCATTATTGATTGACTTTGTATTTTCTGTTCCAGATACTTCCCACAAGAGAACTGGCTTGTATGTATAGAACCTTTCATCATCTAGAAGGCTTGCCTGTCTTAACGATCCAATAGATCTTTGTATATGCCTTGTTGTGTAGTTGATCACTCCATCATTATAAACATTGTTTGACTGAACAGATACAGATATAACGTTTGCAATTTTTGCACCTGGAAGTGTTTTGTTGTTGATCTCTCTGTCTTGAAATAAATCACTAGTTCCCTTAAGGGCAAATGTTGTTAGTCTTTGATCCTTGGTTGGCATTATATAGTCTTTACTCATCATAACAAAATTATTGTATTCATCAAAGAACATTGCAGTCTGAGTTGATACCGCCAAGTCTTGAAGCACTTCTGCAACACTCTTGTCTGGTCCAACGAAGAAGTATGGAATAATAATTTCTTTTTCATTTGCTACTCTTTTAAATGTGTAGTTAGAAAAACCAATGTGGTCTAGCAAAAGAGATACGGCAGAACTAACAGAGACCTCTGTCATTAATATTTGTGGAGCAGTTATTGATTCTAAATACCAATACATATCTCTTAAAGATAATGATACGATTTTGCCCATAATGTCTTGTTTTGGAAATGAGTCAGAGTACAATGTTTTAATTGGAACATAGTAGTCCCATCCATTGACATCTACTATTACTTCATAAAACTTAAACTGAACATGTCTGTTTACATACTTTGCTATTATGCTTGAGGGATTGTTTTCATTGAATGCTTGGTCATAGTCAAATATATTAATGTTTCCCTCAGAAGCAATTAACTGACCTACTGGCAAACCACTTAGTCCAAGATCTGAAGCGCTTTTATTTATTGAATAGTCTAACGTTTTATCGGAAACATTAATAACAAGTCTTGGAGAAATCTCTATAAGGTCAAATGTTGAATCCTTTACGTTCATTGCATCGACAACAATTCTAATACCAGATATATACTCAAACTCTCGATACTGCTCTTTTCCATCCAAAGATCTTGTGAATACATTGGGTGATGTAGCATCTGTAACAAAGTTGGTTAGTCTATTTACTGTTTCATCTTGTACATACCAGCCGTATCCTGGTGTAACAATTGTATAATCTTCACCGTTCCAAATATGGAACTTTCCTATATCGTTTTCATTTTCTTTAATAAGATAAGCATATCCAATAACAGACTTTTCAGGAAGAAGAGATATGCTTGTGTATACCTCTGCAAAAACAAAGTTTGATCTCCACTCTTCTGGTACTACCAATCCATAAGCGATTTCTACATATCCATCGCTTTTGATAATTGCCGAACCATCTGATCTTCTTATTGCTGGATTAAATGATATTACATCTTGCCAATTTCCATCTTTTAAAAACTGAATCTTCCATCTTGTGGGCACCTTTTGATTTAACTCGCCAAAGAATGGATCTGCAAATGATCCTGTTGATGATGAGAATGGTCCAAGGTTTTCTGTTCCAGTGTGGGTTTGCATCTTAATGACAACCCTATTTGTTGGGACCTTTTCTTTGTACACAACAAACGGACAAGCATCTTCTATGGAATTTTGAGAACCTCTAACCTTAGAAGCAATACCGTACTCTTGTCCTAGTTCTGTTCTGTATGATGTCCAATACTTAAACTTGTCATTTTTATCTGGCATATAATATCTTGGTCTATCAGCCATAACTAGGTTAGGGTGGTGCAGTTTTCCGTTCTCAAAAAAGACTGCCTTGTTGATTCCAGACCTTGGTCTAAACTGGTTAAAGCATTCCTCTAAAGAATAAAGAGTTTGTAATTTTTCTTTCTTTGTTAAAAAGGTTGTTGGGATATTGTCATTGTCAAATGTTCCATCTACCAAAACATCTGCATCGGTTGCTCCTGTATAAAAATTTCCAGCATCATTAATATCAAAACTGGTTGGCAGTGAAGAATAAATAGAAGAAGGCTCTGTTGGTCTGTATCTATAGTTTCCAATATGCTTTATATTGGTGGGTGTATTCATGTTCCATTCTGCTGTGATTATTGACTTGTTGCGTACTGTTGAAGAAGTCTCTAAAAATGTTTGCAGGTCTTTGTCTTCAAACATTATACCTCTTCCAGACTTATTGAGACATTCCAGTAATCAAAATTAGTTCCTCTTTTTTCAACAGAGTAAGAAAAATCACTAATAAACATTTCAATAAGTTGGTTATATTGTCCAAGATGATCGTATGGTTCTGATGTTCCTTTAAAAATTCCTTTTCTGTCATATGCAAGAAATACCCAGAAAGACCCCTTGTGTGAGTCATACCACTCAAGCATGTCTGCGCCTCCTGCGCCACCATCCGTCGTATAAGACTTGTATGGAGAAATTCCAGTTGCAGTATCAAAGGTTGGTATGTTTGAATGGGACCTAGAA